AGGGCCAATGGCTCCGTCTACAGATACACCTAGAACGCGCTGCAACGTCTTCGCGGCTTGGCCGGGGCCAGAGTTAACCGCAAAATCAAACACTGCATGGTCAACACCAGATGGCAGCAGATCACCAGCTACCTTATCCCAATATTGGCGCTTGTACATGGGGGCTACCTTTTCGGGGGTAAGTGAGCGCATCTCTTTCTCATCGACTGGATGGCCCACCCATGCTTCCCAAACACGCTGCGTAACCCCGAGCATAGTCATACCGCCCGGATCGGCTGGGTGATTAGAAAAACCACCTTCGTGACTCATCAGGGCTTTCATTGACGGGATCAGGTTTTCTTTCATTTAGCCGCGACCTTATTAATTTTCTCAACCGTTCTAAGAGTACCAAGGCCCAACATACCCAGCAGAATAGGCATCATTTCAGTCAAGTCAGCGGGGGCCAAGTTGAGTGGGTGGTCTAAGATAAGGAGAATTACCTTAGCGATTGGCAGGCCGATCCAATTCCAAGCGCAGGCCGAGCCGCACACCCAGCCAATGAACGGACGCCAGCCACTAACGAAGACGGATGGGTTTGCTGCTTCGATCTTGTTGATATCGAGTTGCCCCTGAACTACCATGACCGCAGCCGCCAGTTGCTGCTTCTCCGCCTCAGTTTTATCAGGCCATATTTTGTTGATGGCGGTATTAACTAGATCAGATACCGCGCCAAGTCCTGTGATATCAATTGCCATGAGTAGTACCTCCAAACTCAATTAAACCCGAGTCCCAGTCTTCTTTAGGTACATGAGCGCCAAACATCCACATAACACGAGAAGTGTCTCCAACTACCTCGGTGGCATAGTGTTCGTGTTCCGACACCAAGTAGCAATGAAGCTCACCGACTTCCAAGGAAACTTGCTCATCTTCGAGATGCAACACACCACCACTATCGCCAGCACGGGTTAAGATGTTACAGCGTAGTGTAGCAAGGCCAGACGCGCTGCGGGGGTCTTTATGCGCATATACATCACCGCTAGGGAATGTACACGATACAACAACACCATCCCTACCATGCCCCTCGATAAGCCCATATCCGGGTATCCCACAGAAGTCTCTAACACGCGTTGCCAACTGTCGTACAAGTTCTGAGTAGCTAAAGCGGTCTGCATACAGCCGGGATGTAACCCGCTTATCGTATCGGTGATCGCCTCGACTTATGCCCACATCAAGCCACTTTTTAGTTACGCCTTCGTCAACCCATGCGTTTAACTCAGCACACTCGTCGGCTGTGATGAAGTTTTTACAACGTTCGAGTCGATAGGTCATCTGGTAATCAAAGGTGCGGCAGTATCAAACACATTTGCCGGATTGATATTTGCTGGAATCATTGCGGGATCAAGGATGTCGCCCTCATTATCCCGCAGTGCATGGATGCAATAGGCCATTGAATCATCCTCAAGCGCAGTCAATTCATGCACCTTGCCTGCCTTGATGTATATCATCTGAGGGGCCACAAACTCTGAGGCAACGCCATCAACAGTCAGCTTTATCTTTCCACGAGCTAATAGCGTCAAGTGGTCGAAGGTGTGCGTATGACCATACTCTGTGTCACCGGCCTTTTTAAAGTGCATCATCTTTGACCATAGGTTAGCTACGCAACCAATTGCTACTTCAGGGCCGTCAGGAAGTGCGCTCATAAAGTAACCGTTGGAATTAGCGGAATACTAGTTACTGAGATATTAAGGCGCGCTTGTTTTTCCAGTTCAACAGCTACCTCTGCTGGACTCAGCATCTTAGTACCGTCTGGGGCAGTCCAAGACTCTGTTCCATTATCATCCGTAATAACAATCGTCAAAGGGCTTTGTTGAGAATGTGTAAAATAAAAGTCAGTGGCTAATTGCGCGGCTACAGTTGTAGCTTCTTCTTTAGTAGCTACCCGTGTGTAGCTACCATCATTGGGGTTGAGGACTGCAAATTCAGTTTTCATATTAACTTTCTATTTATTAAGACACTGCACCATACACAGTGCCTGTTACTGCAAATGTGGCGGTAAATCCATTAAGGTTAATTGCTTTACCACCGGCACCGCCGCCTGAAGTAGAACTACCGCCCGATGCGCCCCAGCCACCACCACCAGCGCCACAGCCACCACTAGCAGCGCCACCAGCAGCGCCGCCAGAACCTCCATTTCCGGTACTCCCATAACGTCCGTCACTTCCACCACCACCACCGCCAGCAGAACCAGCATAACCCTGATAGTGTCCTTTATTTACACTGGCAGTACTGCCGCCGTCACCCCCCACTCCCGGCATTGTCCCACCACCATTGCCCCCGTTTCCGTAAGAGCTTGAGGACTTACCGTTAATAACAGACCAAGAAGCACCGGGGCCGTAGCCATTCCCACTGCCGCCCAACCCGTTACCTGCTCCACCACCACCGGTGTTGCCCGGAAAATTAACCGCAGATCCACCACCCCCACCACCTCCACCGATATAACTATTATTTGTAATATTTACAGAAACACCTAAAGATATAGCTGGCCCACCCGTACTACCGGGATTGCCAAAACCAAGGCCGTTATTACCACCATTACCCCCTTGGCCTTGAATATATCCGTTATTAGTTAGAAAAATACCCCCCGGCCATGAGCCATCAACAGTAAGTCCCGGAGTACCTGTACTAGTAGAGTACACATAAATACCACTATTAATTGTGGCTACAACTTTACTTGTTCCATTCCATCCAGCAGCTACTGCAAGAGTGCGCAGATTAGCATTAGTTTGATTAGTTGTGATACTAAAACTAAACTGATTAGCTTTTCCGTAAAAACTAGCTAGCGAAATAGCGCCTGATGGGACGCCTGCTAGCGTTCGGTATGAGGCTTGATTAATATTAGCCGAAGTTGTTCCTGCAACGCCAAGCTCGACGTTGATCGCATTGAATGATATAGCACCTGATGCTGGTAATGTCATGGTTACCCCTTATGGCGTAGTATAGGCAGTAATATTTGCAAGGGTAGTAAAGTTACCCGATGAGTCCATCGACGCAATAGCAGTAGCACCGTACTTAAAGTATAGTTTTCCACCCGACTCAACAACTGAAAACCCCGTAGTAACGAGTGTAGTTGCCGCCGCTGCTGTCGTTGCGTTTGTTGCGGTAGCTGCGTTTCCTCCAATACTAAGGCTTGCAGCAGTTCCAGTAATATTAGTTCCCACCAAGGCAGTTGGCGTTCCCAATGCAGGAGTCACTAGCGTTGGGCTTGTGGCGAAGACTGCGGAACCCGTACCGGTCTCATCTGTCAAAGCACCTAGCAGTTGCGCCGAAGTGAATGATCCAAGGGATGTAACGCTGTCTATCGAAGTGATTGCGCCAGTCAGGTTATAAGTATTGACTGCCCGAAAGTTAGCGGCATCGCTGAATACAACAACTTTTTTACCTGCGGGAACCACTACCCCGAGGCCCGCAGCAGTTGTATTGCCCAGTACCGTTGAGTTATAGACCGTGGCGTTGTATGCAGTCGTGTTATAGACGATGTATTGCTTGGGTTGCGGCGGTGCATAAATAGCGAAGTCCGCGACAGTCGTAGTAGTTAGCGTCAGGATTGCTTGCCGTGCTTGGTCAGTTACCCCATTAACCGCAGTGAGCGCTTGATTAGCAGAGGTGACTGAGACGCTTACGTTCCCGGCAATGGCCGTTTCCAGCAGTGTGCCTAGGTTGGTGTTGGTCGTGGTGTTCCACGTACCCGCTTGGTCGCCAGCACCAATCAGTTCAATGCGCAGTGAGGGGGAGTAGGTGCTTGACATGTTAAATACCTTTGTTCAATTCTGTCACAGTTTGTGTTAATGCGTCTACTTTGGCATTCAACTCTTTAATAGCTTCGATAAGCAGGGGGACAAGACGCTCGTATCGGACAGTTAAGTATTTGTCATCTATTGGCGCAGGGGCGACTACTTCAGGCATGATCGCTTGGACTTGTTGCGCAGAAACGCCAACCTCCAATATTTTTTCGTACCCATAAGACTGCGCTAGGTCATTGGCCTCATAGTAAAAACCGTTGAGTGTTTTTACTTTTGCAAGCGCATCGGGGATGTTGCCTAAGTTAGTCTTGAACCGATCATCTGAGTAGTAGGCAGTGACGTTATTTGTAGCGCGAATTTCACCCGCTGTGCCAGATGCGGCGGTTCCGACACCGAGAGAGTTACCTTGATAGTTATTGGCTGTGTTGAGTGCATTGGCCGTTGTAGCTGTTGTAGCTGTTGTAGCTGTTGTAGCTGTTGTAGCCGTTGTAGCCGTTGCAGCATTACCCCCGATACTTAAACCTGCTGCTGTACCCGTAATATTTGTGCCCACGAGCGCTGTAGGTGTCCCCAATGCCGGCGTAACTAGCGTAGGACTTGTATTGAGCACGGTTGAACCTGAGCCTGTGGAAGTCGTAACGCCCGTACCGCCGTTGGCAACTGCTAGAGTTCCAGTTACGCCTGTTGACAGAGGCAAGCCCGTAGCACTTGTCAAAACTGCGGCGGACGGTGTGCCCAAGTTAGGTGTCACCAGCACAGGGCTAGTTGCCAGTACGTTTGCGCCGGAACCCGTAGTGGACGCAAAGGAAGTCGTATTGCCAACCGAGGTAATAACGCCAGTCAAGTTGGCATTTGTAGTGACGTTACTGGCAGTAAATGCGGTAGCCGTGCCAGTTATGTTTGTGCCAACGAGCGCAGTGGGTGTTCCAAGCGCAGGAGACACCAGCGTTGGGCTGTTTGACAGAACGTTATTGCCAGAACCCGTAGAAGTTGTGACACCCGTTCCGCCATTGAGTACAGGCAGTACCCCGCTAACGCTCGTTGCCAAGCCTATTTGACCCCAGCTAGGGGCAGAGCCCACACCACCAGAAATAAGCGCGTTACCGACGGCTACGTCAGCTAGGCGGGCCAAAGAAGTCGTGGTATTCGCGTACAGCAAATCACCGATAACGTACGAAGACTGCCCCGTACCGCCAAGTGGTGCCGATACAGCCGTAAACCCCGCAGCGAGTGATCCAGCAGCAAGAGCCCCTGTACCCGTTATACCTGTATAGGAACCCGTCAGGCGGCCAGCAGGCAATGTACCCGAAGTAATATTTGCCGCGTTAGTAGTGTCCGTTGTAGCCGAGGTAGCCAGACCCGTAATATCTGTTGCCGCTGGTTGTTGCCACACGGGTGCCGCAGATGCTGCGCCAGTACCTGTCTGCCCTAAGAACTTCTTGGTTGTTGTTGTGTTACCCGCCAATTTCGACAACGTGTTCGTGGCGCTGGAGTACAGCATGTCGCCAACAACATAAGAGTTCTGGTTTGTACCGCCATGCGGCTCAGGAAGAACGCCTGAAACACCAACGCCTGCCATGTTCAATGCGCCCCATGCAGGGGAAGTACCCGTAGAAATGAGCGTCTGGTCAGTTGCGCCTACAGCCAGTTTTGCCAGCGTAGTTGCGCCCGTTGCATAGACTAAATCCCCCGAAGTGTAACTAGCTAAGTTCGTTCCTCCGTTTGCTACGGGGACAACTCCAGTCAAGGCAATAGTCGAGCCTGACACGTTTATTGGAGCTGTACCTGAGTATGTTGTCTGACTAGCGAACTTAGTAAAAGGCAGCGCGGTGGTGCCAACCGTAATAGCCGCTAGCTGAGACAACACAAACGAACTGCCCGTAAGCGAGCCGCCAGAAGTTACAAAGAAATACGCGTTATTGGCAATCTCACCGGCTGCGGCTTGGTCGAAATCGGTTACCCGTGTGAGGATGTATGCGACACCGACTGCACCGGCAACAGTAACACTGTAGACGCCATTGTTAGCTGAAGTTGCCTCGTCTTTAATAAGCACCCGCATACCGGTAGTTGCCGTAACACCATCAATCGTGAGTACCCCCGTATCCACCGCAGTAAGCGTAGCTCCGACACCAGAAGCTCCGTTGGCATAGGTGTTAGTTGGAAGTGCTGCGATCGTGGCTAAGCTAACCGGGGTGTGCACCGTGAAACCTGTGGCAACCGCTGCGTCAACGTACTGCTTGGGGGTAGCCTGTAGTGCAAGAGTTGGATTAGCGCTAAGAAGAACTGTTGATCCGAAAGACGCTGCGCCAGTTACTTTAGCTGTGCCGACAACTTGAAGCTTCTCGCCCGTGTCCGTTGGGTTTGCGGTGTTGGCAAGAATGACGTTACCTGTCAACCCCTTAATGCGCATTCGTTCTTCTGTATCCAGCAGCGTGCCTGCTACGACTACCACATCCTGCGCACCGGGTGATCCAGAAATAGCTCCGAACTTACCTGCTACTAGACGAAGATCATTGCCGGTGGATACCACGTATCCTGTATTAGCTTTGAACGCAGAAAAAGTTGGGTCGTTATACCCACTGCTTGCCATACCAACGTCCATATAGTTCGTTGTGTCGCTTCCATTATTGGCAGTAGCTACGAAGTCGGATGAGGCAGATGCACTCGAACTCAAGTTCTGCTGGTTTGCCTGTATGTAGCTGTTTACCGTAGCGAAGGCTTGGAACGTTGTGTTGGGCAGCGTAGTACCCATTGTCCCGTCTATAGACAACCCAATAACACCAGCAATAAGGTTAATACTGCCATTAAGTTCTTGGTATACCGCTTGCTCCGCTGGGTATGTACAAAAAACCTGCTTTGTTCCAGCCACAAAAGAAACTAGTGCTCCGCCACTGCTAGAGTCATATACAAAGCTGCGGGAAAGCGTTGAACCAGAAGCCGTATATGTACCGTAACCTACTTCCCACTCGCCTGTCAGATTGTTGACAATTGTGTAGTACGTAGTATTCCCGGTGCCAAGCGTAGAGAAAGGCTGAAAGCCCAGTACAGCGCCTGCAAGAGTTGCTGTTCCTGTGCCGACAATGCTAGTGGTTTCTTGGATGCGATCTTTTAATACTAAAGCCATTTTTAATCCTTACACTGGAATAATAGTCCAGCCGGGTGTCTGCGAGTCATTAATTAAAGTCCACCCCGGTACTTGCGCGGTATCCATATTTTGCCAGTTAGGTGTCTGCGAGTCATCTATCGTGGCCCAAACAAGAACATCGCCAATTTTTACAAGTAGCTGAATACCACTAGGGAAAACAATGGCTGTGCGCAGGACAGTTAGAGCATCAATGGCCGATGCAGCTTCCGCTACCGTGCCTACAAATACGGCCTTAACCGTAAGAGCATCCGCTCCACTGGACGCCTCTGATACGGAAGCAATAAAAATACTAGTGGCGGTACTAGCGTCGGCCCCGGAAGCCATTTCAAGCATTGAAGCCAGTAGCTTTGCTGCTGCCGAAGTTGTATCTGCGGAACTGGCACTCTCACTAACGCTAGCCAAAAGAGTAGCAATTGCAGAAGCTGTGTCTGCCGCCGCTGTAGCTTCTGCAATCAGAGCAATTAAAGATGCCGTTGCTGCTGTACTGTCCGCACCTGAAATTGCTTCTGAAACAACACTACTAAATGTATTGTTTATGGTATCGAATGTATCAGACGAAGAAACAGAATCCGTAATCGCTGCTGTAAGTGTTGCGGTTGCTAACTGGCTATCCTCGATTGTGGCTGATTCGGCGGCTTGAGCTACCAAAGTAGCAATCGCTGTACTATTGTCTATGCCTGTAGCTATTTCAGCCTGCGTAGCCAGTAGGACCGCCGTAGCAGTCGATGCGTCTAATATAGCAACCGCCTCTGCAATGCTATTGTAGAAAGTGTTGTTTCTAGTGTCGAATACTGAAGTACTGGAACTGGCTTCAGAAATAGCTGCAATAAGAGCCCCAACAGCCGCTGCTAAGTCTTCCGCGCTGGCAATTTCGGCAACGCTGACATCGTACGAAGCTCCGCCCCCGCCGAGTGCGGCAAAGGGGGTTTGAGCAAATGCAGCGTAACCAAACACTCCGCCGCCTTACGTAGCGGTCAAAGAGAATGTGTAAGTGACGTTCAGGGTATCGCCGTTTTGTACAGGTTTATCACCAGCCACAAAGTTACCTGCGGAGAACAAGATACCCGAAGTGCCGCTAGACACATTACATAAAAATGCACCGGCAACCGTAGATGTTGCATTCATAGCGAATGAAGCGGGTGAACCCGAGTTTGTAATAACGGATGGGTTGGCCGTGGTAGCTGTCCCAAATGCGGCTGCTTTACGTGCGCCTACGTAGCCTGCATTTTCTGTCCAACCGGCATGTGATGCTAGTATGTCAGCAAAAGCAAATGTGTTGCCTGAACCGGGGCCAGTAACTAATCCAAGAAAGGGAGTAGCCGTGTAAGATGCGCCGGAGAAATATTTGGCGTTCATGTCTTGCACGCCTGTGCTCATAACGCGATTGTGAAACGTGTCTGTCCACTTTACTTTACCGTCAGCGCCAACGCATTCAACGGTATAGATGCCCCCTGCTCCAACCATCTCTGTGGAGTTTGGGTTTGCGATAAGACCCGCAGAAACGGTATCGGTAGCTTGGCTGTTTTCGATAGGCATGATAGCTCCTGTTTAGCTGATTCGCACAATAGCGCTAGTGGCGTCGGCGGTGGGGAATATGATCTGAAAAGTGTCATTGGAAACCGTTTTATCAGCACCAAAGTCAAGAACACATACTGCACGATTACCTTGCGTGCTATTGTAAATTAGCGCACCACGAGCTGTAAACGTAGACGAAGGCCATGATATCGTTGCAAAACTACTAAAAGCTGTTGGCACATTGGCATTGTTAAGGCCCGACGTAGGGCTTGTGCTTATTACTAGCGTGCTTCCGCCTGCCGTATACCCAGCGCCTATAACCTCTCCGCTGGTGGTGTAAACCGTTGTAGTAGGGCCAATACCAGCCGCTGCTGTGTACAGTGCGATCTTGAAGGTGTTAGGCGACGTTGGGCCGAAGTTATGAACTGCTCCAAGCAGTTCTACCTTGAAGCTTGTCGTTGCTGTTTGTGCGATAGTCATGTTACTTTAATCCGTACTTGTCCGTTGCGGTAGGCATCTTGACGCTCCATACCATCACCCAGACGTTTAGCCAGCGCAAGGGCTTCATTGTATTTAGTATTGTACAGGGTCACTAGGTCTGTCTCACCCTTCATGAACGTGTACGCCTCAACCAAGCTGCCGTAGAGCAGCACAGAGTCAAAGTTGTCACCAAGCCACGATGTAGTAGACGTAACAATCGACTCAGGATAATAAAAGTAGTGAAGTTCAACGCCATAGGTTATATCGGGTGTTGGGCCAAGAATAAACGATAGCTCATTAAGTGCCGAAGATTGAGGGCCAAACAAAGCGTAGTACTGCGGTGTCCCAGTCGAGGTAGGCTTGGGGTATGCCTGCCGGATCATGTTTATATCTTTGTTAATCAAGTATAGATAAGACCCGTCTGCCAAGATGACGGCGACTGAATATGTAGCTAGGAAGTCGTTGGGACAGGCCAAGTACTTATTGTTGGCTGTGATACTACCTGTGACGTTCTTACGAAGCGAGGGGAACTGCACCGAGTTATAAATGCGTTGTTCCGCCTGCTCAATGAAGCGGTTGATCTGATCCGAACTCGATACGACAGAGCCGTCCGCCAGATATGTATCTGGGAACTGATTTTCGGTATACGATTGGATTGACGCGCTAAGTTGAGAATAATTCACGGGTAAACCCTAGTTATGCCATTGGGCCACGGGCCACCGTGCCTTTTGTAGCTGCACCATTACCGCGAGTAACTGTACCAGAGGTCTTAGTAGTCTCATCGCCCGCAGACTTACTCAAGTTACCAACACTGATGTCGAGGGAGTCTAGCTTGCTCTTATTTGGAGCTTTGCCGGGATTAGCTTCCACCGTGACTGATTTACCCGACATTGTGTGCGGCTTAGCGTAAGCAGAAGCCGATAAGTTATTCTTTGTAGCCATGATTAACCTCGCTTTTGATTTGCAACTT